AAAACTCAAACTTTCGGCAGTGATATAGGACTTGGGACATGTGCTTAACACAACGTGCTTTCGCGCCCAAACCGGCGGCCCAGCCTGGAAGTTGTCCAGGCCCAGCCACCCACATCGACGTTTTTGCTCCAGTCCGGCTTTTCGGCACTGATCGCACTTCCAACCGGCCTGGCTGGAAAACTGGAAATGGAAGGCGACAATCAGTTTTTTTGTTCGGCTGCTGTCAAACCCGTTTGGGCGCGAACCGCACCGAGTGCCTCACGGAACAGCTCCTCGGGCCCGTAGTCAGCCAGCAGCTCGGGCGTCGCTGCGGCGCCGTCCAGAGTCAACCCGGCTATCGACCTTAACCCCCAAGTGACATATACGCGATTGACTTCGGCCTCCAGCAGAGCAGCATCCATCTTATCGCTAGGATGTTCGCTCGCTTGCAGAAACTCCTGCTTACGGGCTAATTCTCTGATCCGGCGCATCAAATCGGCGCGGCGGCCATATGACATCTTTTGAACCTCGTATACAACGCCTGGAGCGATTTGCGATTCGATACACACGACGCTTTCGTAAGTCATAGTTATCCAAATGCCACTGTCACTTCATCGTTAACGGTGCCTTGCGCCCGGGACGATCGGAACTTCCACTGTAGGCGATTGGAGCTGTCGTCAAACTCCGGAACTTGGGGAATGACACTCTTCAGATTCACTGCGAGAGTCTGACCGGGCGCTTGGCCTAACTGAAACATCAGCGTAACCGGAGACTGCTGGCGAGCGGCCTGGTAGAGGCCGGCCGTCGCGGTATCAGTCAGGCCATATAAGCTGAAAGTAGCCGACACGGTCCGGACGCCCGGTGCAATCGCCAGCGGCAAGCTCGAGCCGAATTCTCTCATTCGAGTATCTAGCGAATTTTTCAACTGAACGGACGCGCTGGTTATTGTAAAAAATTGGCTTGGAGAAGTGCCCAGCCAGGCTTGTCCTAGATTACCCGGCACGATCGTGTAATCAAACGCTGCCAACGCCGGCTCCGTGGGAAAGCTGTGGAGTTGTTGAGGTCCACCACTCACAAAACTGCTGGTGTCGAGGACGTCCTGTGCTACTCCCTGAAAATGGAATTCATGAAAATCGCCGTTTATCAGCATATCCATTTGATCGACGGCGGCGCCGTTCAGGAGCCGCTGAACAGCCGTGGATGGGTCCCAGTAGTCGAAAATGCTGACGCTCGGCAGTTCCGTGGCCGGCGTGTATGTTACCGTCGGCGTTGCAGTCGCGCCCGCAGCTGGAGTTGCTGTGAATGGGGCATTGAGTTGCACATTGTTCTGATCCACGATGGCGGCCACGAAGCGGACATCGCCTCCCGACGCTATTGCTTGCCCGACACTCAGTCCGTGTGGCGCAGCGAAACCGAGTTGCCCATTAGCATTGGCGGAACTAACAGTTCCCCCGCCGTATTGGAGCGGGCTTGCACCCAGCGTGGCCTGGAATAGAGGGCCATAAGCCGGGCCTGTGGCGGACTGCCAGGTGGTTAAATACGTCCGCAACTCGAAGTTAGTGCGCCTCCGGCCGCCTGTGGGTATGCCCGCAAACGTGCGGCTACCCGTTTTATCCCTCCGTTGTGTAACTTCCTGTTGATTCTGTACGGTCAGCTTCAATGCCGGAATCCGGTTCGCGGCCGTAATAGCAGGCACGGTTCCGTACGCACTCTCGAGGGCCGTGTAGAACCTATTAGCATTTGAGGAAATATATGATGCCATGTTAGTCGATGCTGACTTTTATTTCGAATCCGATTTTTGCGGTTTGGAGAAAATTCCTGCCACCGTGCTTAACAGCTCCGAGAGAGACAGTGTAACCGCCAGGATAGTAAAAACCGTCTCCCCAGTCGCCTCGTCCCCCGTCCAAGACCTGAGTAACCGAGTCAACGTACAACTCCAGAGCATTTTGGATTCCGTCCAAGCGGTCCTGTGAATGCCTGACCTCAGCCGCCATCTGCATATTACCTGAGAAGCTGCGAAATTTCTCAGTCATTGTGTTGGCGATTTTCTCGCAGTACACGTAAATTGAGGGGTATTTGATGTGGCTGCTCCGCTCTGCAAGTTCGGCAGCTACGTTTTGACTGTAGATCTGCCCGATATCGATCGGAAATGCCAATAAGTTATCGGGAGCGCTGAGCGATCCCAGATTGGCATTCACTCCGGCCGGCCCCGTTATCCTACCCACGACCTTGCCGGTGCCCGTATTCCCTAAAGTGTTCATCATCCTCTCCAAATTGTGCGTGGGAGCGGTTTGAAAAATGTTGGATTCTGGCCTGTGCTTGGCGCAGGTCCACTCGAAGCCGGGGCGAACAATTGCTGCCAAGGCTGGTCAACTTCGATAAGCGATGTGTTTTGCAGGAACATCGAGTCCGGAGCGTTCCCGACATACACATTCCACCCAGCGGCGGCTTGGGGAGCACTACCCGGCTGTACTTCGAAGCCGCTGTTCGTAACTGTAATGGCTTCCGGCAACGCACTCGCGCCGATCTCTCCCGATTGGTTCAGCCAGGACATAGTTACATAATAGGTTCCGTCGGGCACGCTGCCCTCGAGTGGACCGAGCTGTGGGGTAGCAGCCTGCGGAATCGGATTCAACGCAATTCCAACCCCGATTTGAACCAGCTTCTCGCGAGCGGATTCGGCAAGCTGGTGAAATTGATCCCGCTTCACACCGTACCTGTCATTCAGCTGGTTGCCATACGCATCTCTGTAAACCAGTTCAAGCGTAAGATATGTATGCCAGAGCTTGAGCGCGGGAGTCACCACAACGTTGCAAAGCTGCGGGGCTTGTACAAACCAGTACGGCCATCCGGCAGCTCGTGAACTTCTGAGCATAGAATCCAAGTCGAGGCCGATCTCATCTTGAGCGAGCGCGAGCTTCTGAGTTACATTTACACCCTCTTCTGAGGCGATATCGAGGAGCTGTGCATCTTGCGCGGCCAGATCGTCCGAATCCGATACTGAACCATCTACGAATAGCGCCATACGTTGAGTCCTACTTGGCGGCTGGTTGCTCAATAAATCTTTGAGACTGGAAAGCCTGTTTTTCCTTCGCTGTAGCCAGCCGCGCGGAGCCATCCACGATCATCTTTGCGGCCACCGCTCGGGAAACCTCCGTCGTCGTCCCCGCCCTGCCTCCGTCGCCGGTCTCTACACTGACAACTATCGTGTATGGGTCGCCAATCTGGGATTCGACATCTCTGATTTTCTGGAAATAGGTTCTTAAATCCATATATCTCTCCATATTCGTGCCTTGGTCATGCGGTCCGCGAGCGAATGCCGGCGGACCGCCGTGGCTACCTAGGTATTGAACTGAACTCCCGCGGAGTTTCTCAGGATTCCGCAACCATATAGGACGTCGACAGTGAACTGCTGAGCCAACGTGTTGGGCTGATAGCTCATTACGACTCGCATACCAAAATTGCCCAGCTCGGCATATTCCGCGATAGCGCCGGTACCCGGTAAAGGCTGCGGCAGTCTTCGGATTACCAATCCAATAGCATCGCGTGTAAAGGCCAGGTTATGGGTAGTCACCGGAGTGGTTCCCGTCTGCGGTACGAACTGCGAGCGAAAGACGTAAAAGTCCTTGAACTTCCCGATCGTTCCCTGAATAAGAGTCTGCAACCCAGCTTGCCCAGCCGTTTGAAATTCTTCAAACAGCGGAATTTGGCGCCAAGTTGAATAGGCCCCCGCGTTCACAACGATGTACTTTGGTTGATTCGGCGGAACTTTTGCGAGGAATAGAGCCGTTTCCGCCGCATCTACGGTCCCTTCGGTCAAAGGCGTGCCGGGCGTCCCAACCGGAGCGTTGGCTGTGAATCCCGCGTAAAGATTCAGCAGATCCGATTCGATTCTCTCGGCGATTGCTACCACGGCTGGTTGCATATAGACCTTTAACAGATCAGGCACCGCCAATACTTTCGTGACATCGGGTATTTGGAAGGTCGCTTCGACGTGTGAGTTCAGCACGATCTGCGCATTGCCCAGGTTTGGGTTCTGCGGTTGTACGGTTCCGCCTTCCAAAATGTTGTTGGCCACCATTGCCGGCGGTATAGGAACATTGATCGTATCGCCCGCTTGCGCCAAAACCGGTTCATAGTCGCGATTCACCAGGTTACCCATTACGAGATTACCCATCAGAACCGGCAGTGCGTCCGCCGCCACTAGCTTTACAATCGCATTCGCGACGTTACTTGATGTGATGATTCCCATCTATACTCCTTTTGATTTCCTTGCCGGCCGCTAAGCCGGTTATACTTGCTGGTCAGATTACACAGACCTTCGATACGTCGCCGCGCAGCAACCTGCCGCGGTCGCATCCTGGTTGAGCCGCTTAAGGCTCGCTAGAAGCCCTTAAGCGTTTGGGATGCGACGCGTACGATTTCTTCACGAACCTTTTGCATATCCTCGGGGTCCATCCCGGGCCGGATCTTTTCAATGTCCACAGCCTCGCGGCCTCCCTGGGAAACCTTGGAAGCTACCGTCATTCCAGTGCCCCCCGCAATACGCGCGGGCAAAAATTCCGGGTTTTCGGCTACGAACCCGGTCAGATACTCCCTCACTCCGATATCGCCCTCGTCTGAGTGCGCGACAAGGCGTCCGTCCTCTTTTCGCTCAATCGCGTCCTGAACCGCCTTGTAAGCCAGATCGACTTTCGCGACTCCAAGGCGCTGGAGTTCCGATTTGATCGCCGCGCTCCTCTCCGCTTCCGCCGCCTGCTTTCGGCTACGTTTGTTGTCTTCCACCAGTTCGTTGATTCGCTTCTCCAGTTGCTCCCGCCGCTTGCGCTCTTCATGCAACTCCGCCTTGTAGGCCGGCTCACTCTTTGCTTGATCTTGGTTTACGTACTCTTGGATCGCATTACGAACCAGTG